TAAGCGAATAGTTAAAGATAATGGCGCAATCGTATTGTTTGGAAATGAACCTTTTAGCAGTATCCTAAGACTGTCTAATTTTGAAATGTATAAATATGATTGGAAGTGGGATAAAGTAAGAGGGAGTAATTTTGCAACTGTAAAAATAAGACCGTTTAATAGTTTTGAGGACATTATGGTGTTTTATAAGAAACAGCCTACATATAATCCGCAAATGGGAGAAGGCAAGCCATATACCCAAAAACAAGGGTATGTTGGAGAAGCAAAACAAACTGGACTACACAGAAAAGAAGTAATTACAGTAAACAATGGTGAGAGATACCCATTAAGCATTATTAGATTTCCAAAAGAGAGAGGATTACACCCCACTCAAAAACCAGTAGCGTTGATAGAATATCTAATCAAGACATACACAAACGAAGGAGAGCTTGTTTTAGACAATGCTATGGGCAGCGGCACTACAGGCGTCGCTTGTATAAACACCAATCGCAACTTTATCGGAATAGAAAAAGACGAGCAATATTTCAAAATAGCAGAACAGCGAATAAATGCACGGACGTATTAATTAAAAAAACTTAATAAAATGGAAAAAGTATCGAATAAGCATCAAACCGCAACTGACTCATATACAATGTTAGGCAACGTTGTATTTTCAAAGGAGTTATTTGTGGAAACTATAAACGAAATTGAGAAACAACATAGGCACGATTCTAAATGTAGTGAAGCCTTTAAAGTCATTTTACCAAACGATTATACAAGTAACTATGATAATCATTGGTTGCAAAATCAATTAGTAAAAGTGTTGCAAATAGCAATGAATGATAATCATAAGGATAGTTGGATTGAATACTATATGTGGGAACTTGATTTTGGTCGCAAGTGGAAAAAAGATAGTGTAAAAGTAAAAGGGAAAAACTTTAAACTTCAAAATGCTTATGATTTGTGGGATTTACTCAATCTCACATAACGGGATGCATAAACGAAATAAACCCTTATAAATAATTTGTTATGAAAGAATTAAAATTATTTTTACTTATAATATGGATAAGCATTATAATACTTTTACATAAAACACTATTTTGGCATGATTATTGTAATTACAAACATATATAAATTTAATTACAATGAAAAAAGAACTATTACAAATTAGGATTGATAAAGAACTGTTAAATCAATTAAAACAATTAGCAGATTCAAATTCTATATCTGTTTCGGGGCAAGTCAGAATGTTAATCAAAAAAGCCGTTAAAAATGAAAATTAATTATAACATGGCTACAGTTTTTACTAAAAAGGATTTAGTCATGAAAAAATCAGAAATAAAAAAAGAATTTACAAATATTTATTTTTTGTTTGGAGTTTTAATTTTAATGCTTATGTTAATTTCCACTCAATTACTATTAATCACTCAAGTTAAAAAAATAGACCAACCCGCCTACAAACTAACCTATCTAACAGACTTCGAGCTTATCGAATTTGCAATAATATGGCAGGAATCGAAAGCAAATCCAAATCCGAAATACTCGGACGGGGAAAGTGAAGGTATTCTACAAATAACGCCCATTTATGTCAAAGAATGTAACCGTATCTTAGGTTATAACAAATATACCCTCCACGACCGCCGAAACCCGCTAAAATCGCACGAAATGTTCCTTGTGGTACAAAATTACCACAATCCCGAAAAAGACGTAAAAAAAGCCGTTAAATTGCATAATAAGGGCAAGCGGTATTTTGAGGAGGTTATGGATAGGTATAATTGTTTGAAACTTTATCAAGAAATATTAACTTTTAAAAATAAATAATTAACATTTAAAAATATAACAATATGAAAACGAGTAATTATTATTATAACAGGGTAAAAAGAGCAGCTACGAAAAAGAACATTAAGGAGTTTTTGTTTCAAGTGTTTATGATAGGGGCTTTGGTGTTTATGTTTGTGATGGCTGTTAAACTTTATGTTGTGTAACTATGGAAAATACAGCTTATATAACCGTTGGTTCGCGGGCTACGGTAGATGCTAAGGACTCCCGCCGTGTAGATGTGTGTGGCGATTATTTGTATTGCTACGGTTGTGGGCAGGTGTTGCCTAAGGAGGAATTTTGTGTTGTGAATAAATGGCATAGAAGATACTGTGCCTCCTGCAACAGTGTGTCTCAACGCATATACTATACGTATCGCAAGCATGGGTTAAAACCTCCCAAGATTAAAGATATTTCAAAAGAAACTTTTTTGAGTAATAAAAAAACGAAAAGTACGAGAAAAGTGAATCACTGTGAGGATTACTTGCATTGTCATGGTTGCGGTGAGGAGTTGCCTAAGTCGGAGTTTAATGCTTCCAATGGCTGGTACAATAGGTATTGTCGTGTATGCCACGCTCTTAATCAGCGTATGCATTCAGAGAAAAAAGAGTCGGGTGGTAAGTTTACGGTAGGTAGCATTCCCAGAGAAATTTATTTGCGTAACAAAAAAATGAAAAAACAGCGGATTGATGAAGCTAAGATTCTGGCTCAAAAACCCACAAGCAACTATGCGGCATGTGTGCATTACAGCAGCTGCGTTCACGGTTCATTGGTTCGTAAGCGATGCGGCATTAAGCATCACAAGTCGAAAGGCTGTAAGCTGTACGATGAGTTTTTGGGATATGCGTATACGGTAAGTCTTGAGTCTTGGGACTTGGGAGTTGAGAATTAAAAATTAAAAATTATGGCAAAAAATATTTAAAATAGATATATATTTGTATTATGTAAAAATAATTGTTACTTTTGACCGTTTGTATTAAAAAAAATTGTATTTTTGTAAAAACATTTAAGGATTAACAGTATGAAGCTATCAAAAATAAAACTCAATCCCAGCAATCCGAGAATTATCAAGGATGACAAATTTAAAAAACTTGTCAAGTCAATTAAAGATTTTCCAGAGATGATGGCTAAGAGACCGATGGTGTGCGTAACAGATACCGATGGTAAGTTGTACCCTCTTGGTGGAAACATGCGACTACTTGCGTTAAAAGAATTGGAATACAAAGAAATTCCAGACACGTGGGTATTGATGGCTGACGAGTGGACGGAAGAGCAACGCAAGGAATTTATAATTAAGGATAACGTCGGCTTCGGTGAATGGGATTTTGATACGTTGGCTAATGAGTGGAATGTTGAAGAACTTGCCGAATGGGGTATTGATATACCGGAAACTCTTGAAACATTAGAAAAAATAAATTCAAACGATGCTGAATTTGAAGCAGAAATAAATAAATATAACGACAAAAATTGCCAACTACCAATTGTTAAAGAGTTTTTTGAAACACATGAATGTTTTATAATTCCAATACACAACGAGATTGATGAAAAATTCATAAGAGAGATATTTTGTTTAAATGAAAATTACATTTCAGACTGCGGAGATGGAAAAATTAGAAAAACAAATGTTATAGATATTCAAAAAATAAAATCATGTCTGTTAAAATAATAGTGCCTTCAAAAGGCAGGGCTTCAAGTGTTCTAACTAAAATCGATTCACAAATTTTGTGTGTTGATATAACGGAATTAGATGAATATAAAAAATATAACGATTGTGAAATTATAACACACAATTCATTAAAAAATCTATCATCAATAAGGCAATTTTTGTATGAAAAATACAAAGATTTATTTATGGTTGATGATGATATTGTAAGCGTTGAAAGACTTTATAATGTAAACAATCAAAAATTAACAGAAATAGAAATAAAAAATATTATTGATGATTGTTATTACAATGCAAAAAATATCGGAGCTAAATTATTTGGATTCAATAACGATCCAAATCCAATTCATTATAATCAACACAAGCCCTTCATGTTAAACGGATATATAAATGGTTGTGCAATTGGCTTAATCCAAGATAAGCATTTGTTTTTTAATAAAAATACGACCGCATGTGAATCGCATTGGATTAATTTATTAAATGCTTATTACAATAGATTTTGTTTTATTGATAAGAGATTCCATTTTAGACAGAAAGAAAATTCAACATTTCTACTCAAAGGAGGGCAAACAGGAAAACGAACTATGCAGACAGAAAAATACGATACTATTTTATTAAAAAAAATATTCGGCGATTCAGTTGTAGTTAAAAAAGAAAAAAATAAAACAAAACAACTACACGAATATCAAAGACAATTAAATATAAGATTATGATAGAATATATATATTATTTGATTTGTCCAATCGAAAAAACAGTCAAATATGTTGGAAAGTCAAAAAATCCGAAAACAAGATATAAACAGCACATTTCTAAATTAGATAGATTAAATACAGAGAAAAAGCAATGGCTTTTAAATTTGTTTGCTAAAAATTTATTACCTGAAATAATCATTGTTGAAAAATGTGTAGAAAATGGAAGAGAGAGAGAGCAATTTCATGTGGATAAGAACAAAAATACTATATTAAATATACATAATCCAAAAAAGGGAGAGAAATCAATTCCGAATAGGTATCCAAAAAATGTAAATTATGGCAAAAAATAAAAAAAATAAATATATATTTGCATTATGTAGAAATAATTGTTACTTTTGACCGTTTGTATTAAAAAAAATTGTATTTTTGTAAAAACATTTAAGGATTAACAGTATGAAGCTATCAAAAATAAAACTCAATCCCAGCAATCCGAGAATTATCAAGGGTGATAAATTTCATAAGCTCGTGGAATCACTGAAAAACTTCCCCGAGATGATGGAAAAGCGACCGATGGTATGCGTTACGGATGAAGACGGCAAGATATACCCTTTAGGTGGCAATATGCGTTTAAAAGCAATGCAAGAGTTGGGGATGAAAGAAATACCAGACACGTGGGTATTGATGGCTGATGAGTGGACAGAAGAGCAACGCAAAGAATTTATAATAAAAGATAACGTTAGTTATGGCGAGTGGAGCTGGGACGATTTGGCTAATGAGTGGGACGTCGAAGAGCTTGCCGAATGGGGATTAGATATACCGAACTTTGACGGAGTTAGTTTATCTGATGAATTTGGAGAAGAGTTCAGTTTACCAGATGGAGACAAAGCACCTTTTCAGCAAATGACTTTCACACTTGCAGATGAACAGGCAGAGCAAATTAAAAACGCTATTTCCGATATTAAACAAACAGAGGAGTATAAATATGCCGAAACAATGGGAAATGAAAACTCAAATGGTAATGCACTTTATTTAATCGTAATGCAATGGGCAGAGCAAAAGAAATAATAGTTAAGGTGATACCTGCAAAGATTGCTAATGAGTTTGTAAAAAAACATCATTATTCGGGGAAGGTCGTGCAAAATAGCTCTTTGCATTTTGGTTGTTTTCTCGATAATAAAATGCACGGGGTTATGAGTTTCGGAAGTCCTATGGTAAAAACAAAAGTTATTCATTATGTTGAAAATACGAAATGGAATGAAGTCATAGAATTGAATAGAATGGCATTTGATGATTATCTGCCTAAAAATTCAGAGAGTAGGTGTATTTCCGTTGCTATAAAATTGATTAAAAAGAATGCGCCACATATTAAATGGATTGTTTCATTTGCCGATGGCAGTCAGTGTGGTGATGGGACTATATATAGAGCGAGCGGGTTTATTCTGACTAAATGTGAAAAAAATAATGCTATTTGGGAAATGCCAGATGGAAAGCGGTTTTGTCATTTGGTGTTTTCAAACAATCAATTGACAGCAAAAAAATACGGCAAACCAAAAAATATAAGCTCTTTTGCATTTTTAAATTCAATAGGTGCAAAAAAAATAGAAGGTTTTCAACTTTGTTATATTTACCTAATAGACAAAACTTGCAAAATAACCGTTCCTATTTTGCCATTTTCAAAGATAGACGAAATGGGAGCGGGAATGTATAAAGGAGAAAAGAAATGGAAATAAACAAATGCTACAATGAGAATTGTTTAGACACTATGGCTAAAATGCCAGATGGTTTTATTGATTTGACAGTGACAAGCCCTCCCTATGACAACC